CCATCACCAATCTGGTCAAATCATGGCGAGAGTCGGCATCCCGCCAAGCCCTCACCTCGGCGCGAAGCGCGTCGATGATCGTGTCTCGATTGTCGCTCGGCGTTTGTGGTTCATCGCCATAGACCCGCGCAGTGTAGCAGACCCGCGCATGGCCGTAGACATGCGCAGTGCCGTGGACCTGCGCAGTGCCGACGATCGTCGCATTGCCGTAGACATGCGCAGTGCCATAGACCCGCGCATTGCCGACGATCAGCGCATTGCCGTAGACCCCCGCATTGCCGTAGACCCGCGCAGTGTCGTAGACCTGCGCATTGTCGCAGACCCGCGCAGTGTCGCAGACCCGCGCATTGCCGAAGACCTCCGCTTTGCCGTAGACATGCGCAGTGTCGCAGACATGCGCATTGCCGTAGACATGCGCAGTGGGTCCGACATATGCCGTATCCGCAACAGTCGCAGTGTCGGCAACCCAACCGCCACCGTTTGAGTGGCGATGCGCCGGGACCAGACCGTTGCCGTCGTTGAAATCGTAAGTGGTTTTGCTCATTGCTTGTTCTCCATTGCATCCTCGATTCGCATCACAAGAGTGTCCATCATGTCGATGATGGTTCCGTCGTAAATACTTTCGTTCGCCATCAACTCGTTCCACACACTCAACACGAGTTGCAGTCTTTCAGTATCGGTGGTGGGAATCTCAACTTTTTTTGTGGTAATCACGGTCTGTCTCCACTGGTTCATCGTTGTTATTGTGTTCGATTTTCATGTTCAAATCCATGCGTTAGGGTCGGCGATGATCGTATCTTTGCGGTCTTGCATCTCAACAGGCGAGCAACCCGCATCGGTCAACGCCGTGCGACACGTTTGATTGTTGTTGACATTCTCGAACACTTCGTTGGGGCAGTATCCAAACTTGCGCCGCCAAGCAACTTCGACCGCAAGAAGTTCCATTGCGGTCCGCAAGTCTTGGATTTCACGCTCGTACAAATGTGCGGCGGTTTCGACTTCTTGGATGCGATACTGTTGTTTTTCAAGAACCGCAACAATCTCGGGAGGATTGGCAAGCACACCGTCCTCACGCTGGAATCCCAAATATCCGCCCTGTCCTTTGTATAACTTATATTTCATCGCTTGTTCTCCATTGCGTCTTCGATCTTGTTCCAATATTCGAGTGTCGCGGTTTTACGGTGACCCTTGGGGCCGCCGTTGTGAATCCTCGCGAGATCCTTCGCGCTCTTACCCGCTCCGTATCGCGAGAGATACGCGATCACCACACGCCGCGCGTAGTCCGGCTCGAAGCACGCCTCGTAGCCTCGCGACTTTAGCGACGGATCGTACTCGCAGGCATCGAGCCAGTAGGCGCGCCAGATCTGATACGGACCGATCGCTTTCCCTCCGTCTCCGATCGCGGCATCGTCGCCGCTGGACTCGATCTGGCGGATCGCATCAAGCAGGCTATCAGTCAGTGCAGGCGGACGCGGCCCGGCGTACGCCGCTGCCGTGATCGTCATCGCCGCGATCATTGCGAAGATGTTCTTCATCCCTGCACCTCTTTCGCTTTCTTCACGAGAGTCAAGACGCCATTGATCCGCTCAAGCTCGTATGTGAACTTGGCCTTCGCGCGGCGTTCAGCCGTCGCACGGATCTCGGCAAGGCTCGGTTCGCCGAATCGATCATCAGTCAAGCCGAGCACGTAGTCCTGATGCTCGATCGCCTTGTCACACGGGTAGTCACGATAATGATCTTGGCTGTTCATGCTTCCATCCTTTCATGTGAAACGCAAACTAACTGCCTGAAGTCTACATCGACAGGAAGGCAGTGTCAACTTGAGACAAAAGAAAAGAATCCGACGAGGCGTTGTCGGATTCTTTCTCGCATCCTTGCGCAGTTATTGCCGACACGCGCGGCGGTCGGCCTCGCCGTCAGGATCTCATCGCCACGGCAGACATTCGCCGTGCTGCCTTGTGAAGAGCTTCAACGGATACAGCAATGAAGTGTGTCCCGCTTGATCGCAGGCGCGCGCGATCTGTTGCAGCGTCAACGCCGGACAATCCGCGCCGTCATACGCTCGCATGAGCGCATAGACATGCCCACGCGCTAGTACAGCGCGCCGTGTGCGCGGCGACTTGAATAGCTGCGCGGTGTAGCCAGCTCGCGCAAGCGCGGCATCTCGGATCTGCTTCACTCTCGACTGCGGTAGTGTGGATATCATGCGTCAGGTTACGCCGTGACTTGACAGCGGGCAAGCGGGCGCGTATCTTTCTCGCATGACAAATCCAACACTCGGCGATCTGATTCGATCATGGAAGAAACAGAAGTCACTTGTGGAAGAGTACGAAACGGCGGCGAAATCCGCGCGTTCGTTGCTCGATGACATCGAAGCCGATATCAGCGGTAAGATGGCAGTGCTCGGCATCGAGTCGGCATCTGAAGACGGCGTGTCGATCTCGACAAAGACGAAATGGCGCGCGCGCTACGACCCTGATCTGTGGGGCGATATCGTCAAGTGGGCAGCCGCCAATGGCGTCGCCTACATCGTGCAACGTCGCATGAATGATGCGAAGATCATGGAACTCGTAGACAACGGCATCGCATTGCCGGAAGGCTTGAGCGTCGAAAGCTATCAGGATCTCGCGTTCCGTCGCTCGTAAGCGGCGGCGAGATCAAGCGCGGCAGGGCCCGATCAGCGCGAATCGAGCGGGTGGAGATTGCAACGTCATGAGTACAAAGAACATCACGAAACACAATCAAGGCGAGCTTGCGCCAAGCGAGTTGCCGGAGGATCTGCGCGGCGGCCTGACTGTCGAAGGCGGCGACTCGACGCCGCAGCTCGGGCGGATCGCCATGTACCAAGGCACCGCACAAGAACAGGCCAAGTACGGCGAAGGCATCTTCAAGCGCGGCGACTTCATCGACGTGCTCGAAGGTCGTAAGCTGAGCAGTTCGCGAGTCGTCGTCGTGCATTGCGAAGTGATCTATCAGCGGTGGGACAAAGATCAGCAGCGTCCGCAGTACACCTATTCGCACGCGCAGAAGCACATGATCCCGCATGAGGATCTCGAATGGGACGGCGATCTTCCCCCGGCGTGCGCGAAGATGTATCGCTGCATCGTCCTTGTTGACGGCGAACCATGGCCGTATCTGTTCATCGTGAAGCGCACGATGATGAAAGCTTTCGATCACTTGCTGGCACTTGAGACGCGGCGCAGCGCCACGCATCGCGGATCAGGCATCTACGAGCTCGGCGCAGAAGATGAGAAGAACGCCGCAGGGAATACCTATAAGCGTCTGACCGTGCGCCCGGTCGGCGATATCCCGCCGTCGATGTTCGACGCCTATCGCATGGCGCGTCGCGGCATCGATGCGATCCGCGCCAAGGCCGCACAAGTCGAAGACGAAATCCCTATCTGACATCTCTTCCTTCCACTGCGTCGCCGCGCGAAATATCGCGGCGCGCGGTTTCGCATCGTCTTACAGAAAGGAAGAGAACGATGGAATACGAAAGGTTTATTCAGGGCAAGCACGTCGTCACAGAGCGGCACGGTATCGCCGTAAGTAATCTCAATGCCAATCTATTCGACTGGCAAGCGACCGTCGTGCAATGGGCTTGCAAGGTCGGACGTGCCGCGATCTTCGCCGATTGCGGACTCGGCAAGACGATCATGCAGCTCGAATGGGCGCGGCAGATGTCAGGCGATGGCGAAGCGCTCATCTTGACGCCGCTCGCCGTCGCCGAACAAACGCTCGCTGAACACAAGAAGTTCGGGATTCAATGCGAAGCGCGCATCGTTTCGAGCGATGCTGATATCGGGCCGGGCATCAACATCGCAAACTATGAACGATTGCACAAGTTCAACGCCGCGCGATTCCGTGCCGTGTGTCTCGATGAGTCTTCGATCTTGAAGTCTTACATGGGCAAGACGAAACAGCAGATCCTGAAGGCGTTCGCCGATACTCCGTATCGTTTGGCTTGCACTGCTACTCCGGCGCCGAACGATCACCTTGAACTCGGCAATCATTGTCAGTTCCTTGGCCATATGGATAGTTATGAAATGATCGCGCGATGGTTTCAGAACGATCTCATGTGCGCAGGCAAGTACACACTGAAACCCCACGCCGCAAAGGACTTCTGGAAGTGGGTATCGACTTGGGCCGTGTCACTCTCAACGCCGAGCGACATCGGCGGATGCGATGAAGGGTACAAACTCCCCAAGCTCAACATCGAGAAAGTAACGATCGCCGCGCCGCTGAACACGGCGACAAGCGATGCGCTCTTTGTTGACGGCGATCTATCGGCTACGGCATTGCACAAAGAGAAGCGCCGCACGTGCGATCTTCGCGCCGATCGTGCCGCCGAGATCGCTAAGAAAGCCAAAGGCCCAGTCATCATTTGGTGCGATACAGACTATGAAGCGGATGCACTCAAGGCGCGAATCCCCGACGCGATCGAAGTCAGAGGATCTCACAAAGATGAAGAGAAGCGCGCGAACCTTGCCGCGTTCACGCATGGCAAGTCGCGCGTCATTATCACAAAGCCGGAGATCGCCGGATTCGGATTGAACTGGCAGCACTGCGCCGATGTGATCTTCGTCGGTCTCAGCTATTCGTTCGAGAGGTTCTATCAAGCGGTGCGTCGTTCGTATCGCTTTGGACAGAAGAGGCAAGTCAATGTGTACGTCATCGAAGCTGATACCGAATCGGCAATCGCCGCGAATGTCAGCACGAAAGCGATCGCACACGAAACCCTCAAGAACTCAATGACTCAAGCAATGAAGGATGCACAGATGGATGAGATTCATGGTCGCCGCCGTTTGATCGAGATCGCCGAGCCAGTAAAGCACGAGGGAGATCGATGGACGCTCTTCGAGGGTGACTGCGTGAAGACCGCTAGCAAGCTCGAAGATAACTCGATTCATCTCTCTGTCTATTCGCCGCCCTTCGAGAATCTGTACGTCTATTCTGATTCGATGGCGGACATGGGCAACTCGAAAGATTCCGACGAGTTCTTCGAGCACTACATCTATTTGATCCGCGAGATGTACCGCGTCACGATGCCGGGCCGTTTGTCCGTGGTTCACTGCAAAGACTTGCCCGCTTACATGGGACGCGATGGCGCGGCTGGATTGAAGGACTTCCCCGGCAAGATCATCCAAGCGCATGAAGCGTGCGGCTGGCAGTTTCATTCGCGAGTAACAATCTGGAAAGATCCCGTCATCGAGATGCAGCGCACAAAGAATCACGGCCTCTTGCACAAGTCATTGTGCGACGATTCGTGCAACTCGCGACAGGGAATGGCCGACTATCTCGTCGTCTTCAGAAAGTGGGATGGCAAGGATGAAGGATTCCCCGAACCTGTGCAAGGCCATTCATCTAAGGTTCGATTCAAGCGCGGCGAATACGTCGGCGAAAGCGCTCCGCACTGGCAGGACTCTGATCGCTTGAACTCCATCAACGTATGGCAGCGATACGCATCGCCTGTCTGGTTCGATATCCGTCAAACGAACGTCTTGCAATATCGCGAGGCGCGCAATGAAGACGATACGAAACACATCTGCCCGCTTCAGCTCGATGTTATCGAGCGATCTATTCATCTCTGGAGCAATCCCGGCGATCTCGTCATGTCGCCTTTCACCGGAATCGGAAGCGAAGGTTATTGTGCGGTCAAGATGAATCGTCGATTCGTCGGATCTGAACTGAAGCCCGAATATTGCAAGGTTGCGATCAAGAATCTACGCAAGGCCGAACGCATGAGCGATGTCGGCGCGGATCTCTTTGTCGGATCGGAGGAGCAATGAACGATGGAAGCTTCTGTTACTTGCGACTGAAGGTAGTCGGCGAGCTGGACGATCCACGCGAGCCGTTCTATGACGGGCCTCGAAAGATCTGTGCGCCGATGGACAAGCGCGGCAATATCATCGAGCCCGTGACGCTCTACTACATCAAGGCCGATCAGCTGGTCAGCACCGCGCAAGTCAAAGTCGAGCGAGAAGAGTGGGGTGAGATATGACAGTCAAGCTGTTCGATCATCAGGAGCGATGCGTCGCCGCGATGATGGTCAACCCGCGCTTCGGCTTGTGGCTTGAGCCCGGCATGGGCAAGACGATCACCACGCTCGCGGCGATCAGTCGCGATGCATCGATCTTGCCGACGATCGTCATCTGTCCGAAGTCAATCATGCGCAGCGCATGGCTGAAAGATGCGAGCCACTTCCCGAGCTTGCGCGTCAAGGTACTCGCATCGGACAAAGCCGCCGAGCGGTTGCCGAATATCAACTCGCAATGGGACGTCGGCATTTTGAACTTCGAGCAGTTCAAGATGCACGCGGCGAACCTTATCAAGCGCGGCGTGCGTCGCCTCGTGGTCGATGAGTCATCGAAGATCAAGAACTATCAAAGCGAGATCACGAGCGCGGTGATTCGATTCGCGGATCAGATGGACTCGGTATGGTTGCTCTCCGGCACGCCAGCGCCCAACTCGCCTACGGAATACTTCCCGCAGATCCGCGCACTGCGTCGCGACATCTCAGGCGATCTCTACTGGAAGTGGGTGAACACGATCGCGACGCCGCAACGCGAAAAGCTCTGGCGCAAAGTCAAAGGCGGCAAGCCACAGATTCAAGAGATCGTCACGGGCTACACGCAATCCGAGAAGCAACGCATCGAGCTCGAACGCCAGCTCTCGCAGTGCAGTATCGCCATGCGAAAGGTGGACGCGCTCGATCTTCCAAAGCAACGGGACATCGTGCGCAGCGTGCAGCTCTCTGACGATGAATCCAAGGCCTACGTGCAAGCGGCGAACGCCTTTCGTGTCGAGTTCGCCGATGGCAATGCCGAGAAGTTCAGAGCTGAAGCCGCACTCATGAAGCTGAGACAAATCACGGGCGGACACTTTATCTCAGGGCCGATCGTCAAGCGGATCGGATTCGCGAAGCTCGATGCGCTCAATGATCTGCTCGATGAGATCGGCTCGAAGCAGTGCCTGATATGGGCCGAGTTCACGCATGAGATCGACGCGATCAAAGACCTCTGCGCGTCTCGAGGCGAATCCGTCGAGATCATCGACGGCAGGACTTCGAGCAGTGCCGGAGAGATCGCCGAGAAGTTCCAAGCAGGAAAGATCAAACGTCTGATCTGTCAACCTATGGCAGCGGGTCACGGCATCACGCTCACGGCGGCGCACTACGCGATCTACTACTCGCTCGGATTCAGCTATGAGCTCTTCAAGCAGTCGCGCGATCGCATCCATCGACTCGGGCAAGATCAACCGTGTACCTATTACATCTTGCTCGCTGAGGATACCGTCGATGAAGCCGCGTACGGTGTCGTCCGTGGCAAGGGCAAGGTCAGTGATGCGCTGCTCGCCGTTCTATCGGGTAACATGAAGACCCTCAAAGACTGAAAGGATTCAGATGGAAGTTTCAGCGTTCGTCGCCGCGCTATTCGCGCCTGAAGATGTGATCGAGTTTCGTATGCTGCCCGGCGCCTTCTCGCGTTGGTGTAATGCTTCAGAGTTCCAAGGCCTGCTGCCGAAGTTGATCGAAGACAATCGAGCGCAGAACGTGTACTTCGGGCCGAATCCGCGCACGGCATCAGGCAAGAAGTCCGATGCCGATACGAGACTTGCGCGCTGTGTGTGGGTCGATATCGATAACTTCAGCGATCTGAACTTCGTGCTTCAATCGATCGGCGATGCGCGACTCCCTGCGCCGACGTTCGTGCTCTCTTCGGGTGGCGGGTTCCATGTCTACTGGTTGCTCGATGAACCGCTCGAAGACTTGGCGCGATGGACGCGGATACAGAAGGGACTGATTCAGCGACTCAAGTCGAACGGCTTGACGCAAGTAGACGGCGCGATTCATAACGCATCGCGCATCATGCGACTGCCGGGAACGATCAATCAGAAACGCGATCGCAAGATGTGCGAAGTCATCGTCTCGAATGTCGGCGCGTCCTATGACGTCGCCGAGTTCCCCGAAGTCGCAGGCGATACGCTCGAACTGGCTGGATACGAGGAAGGCACGCGCACGCTCGAAGACTTCGCGCCAAGTGGCCGAGTGCTCGACTTCATCAATGGCAAGTCGAAGCCCGGCGAACGAAACAACACGCTCTTTCAGGCCGCGTGCGAGTTCGCATCGAACGGCGTCGCGTTCGTCGAAGCTGAGAAGATCCTGATCACGGCGGCGATCAAAGCGGGACTCGGACTCGAAGAAAGTTCGTCCGCGATCAAGTCGGCATACAGCAAGCCGCGAACGATCAAGGTCACGGCGCCCGATGCAGGCGCGGCGATGGATGCGATCGCGCAGAATGTCGCGGCGACGTTCGGAGATGAGTCACAGATCGACCACGATGCCGCAGGAAGCATCGCGATGCCTGAAGTCGGCGAATCACCCAAGGCCAAGCAAGTCGATCCCGAGGGCGCATCCATCCCGATCATCTCGAACGGATGGAAGGGTACTGTTCTCGATGAAGGCGGCAAGGCGAAGACGATCAACTACGCGCGCCCGATCGCTGACATCTTCGACCATATCCTGAAGACGTGCGACGGCTGGCCCAAGGCGGTCGGCGATGCGCTCTTCGTCGTCGATAAGATCGGCGGGAAGAGTCGCGTGCGCTACATGAATAAGACGCAGGAACTCTTCGCATGGCTTCAAGCCAAGGCCTACGTCCTGTGGATCGAGGGAGAAGGTCGAATCCGTGGCGTGTCAGGCGCGGCAGGCTGGCAGACGGCGTGTACGAAATCTGAGATCCTTGAACATCTCATCAAGTCCGTGCCTGATCGCTACCTTGCCGTCAGCGAGCTGCCGCACGAACCGCCGATGCAGGGTGTCTACTACTCGCCGATCGAGCTACCCGCGGCCACTGGGCAAGCACTCGAAGAGTTCGTCTCGATGTTCAACGTCGCAAGCGAAGACGATCGACTGCTGCTGAAAGCTGCGATCTGCACGCCCGCTTGGGGCGGCGCGCCGGGTACGAGGCCGGGTTTCTTGTTCGAGGCAGACGGACCCGGCGCAGGCAAGACGGCCACGGTCTTCGCGATCTCGCGCATCTACAACGGCGCGCACTTGGTCAGCGATCCCAAGATGCCATGGAACGAAACGCTCAAACAGATGTTCAGCGGGCCTAGTGCGTCGGCGCGCTTGCTTGTGTTCGACAATGCAAAGGAAGTCGTCGAAGGCCAAGCGATCGAAGCCGCGATCACGGCGCCGACGATCAGTGGATGGAAGGCCTACTTCGGAACTGTTCAACGTCCGAACGATCTGTCCGTCTTCATCACGGCGAACGGCGCGCAGACTTCGGCGGACATGGCGCAGCGCGTCGTGGTGATTCGCATGGGAGAGCCAAAGAAAGGCATCGACTGGCAATCGCGAATGGACGCCTTCCTCGCTGAGAAGCGCCTTCACGTGCTCGCCGATGTGCTTGAGCTGATCCGATCCAAGGCGAAGTATCAACCCAGTCAGATGCTCGGCGATCGCTTCAGCGGATGGCAGCGGGCGATCCTTGCCAAGATCGACGGGGCCGATCGCCTGAGTCGCACGATCTTCGAGCGTCGCGAGGCGGTCGATGCGGATAGCAAGCGCGGCGAAGAGATCGCGCGCCTGATCTACGAACTGGCTCTGAGTCGCGCCGGCGCTTCGCGGCAGTTCACGATTCCGGCCTATACCCTGTGGCGTCGCTTGTGCGACGTGGGATACTGGACGAACGAGCGCCGGCTTGACGTCGATGCCAAGTCGATCGCCGACTGCGTGAAGTGGTCGATGCGAAAGATGGCGCGATGGTCAGGCTTGCTAACTCAAGTCAAGTTAGAGTCAGGCGAGCTGAAGCGCACCTATACGCAACGCGAATCCGGCGGCGATGGGCAGGTCAAGTCGTCGCTGCTACGCTTCGATCTGGCGATCTTCGAGAAGCACTTCAAGCCTGAAGATATGCCAGCGGTCGATCAATACGGGAACGATATTCCGATCTAACCGAACAAAGAGCGAACGATTTAGGATCGGTCTGTATTGTTTAGGGTGGCGCGCGGCCTCGGTGTTCCGGGGCCGTGTGCGTTTTTGCGTCAATAATGAGGGCGGCGGACTCCGTGGACAGCATGGACGGCTGAAACACGCTCGCCAAACCCTTACACCCTATACATTCTCTCTCTTACCCTACAGGGTTTTAGACTACTGGTTCAGCTGTCCTAGCTGTCCAAGAGAATAAATAAGACGTTATCGGACTCTGTGATTGTGGATTGTTTTCAGTCTCAGGGAATCGTACTTGTCTCAAGTTGACAACGGCTTCGAGTCGATATAGACTCTGGGTATGAACGCCGCACAGCGGCAGAAAGTGAGTGACAGATGAAGCTCAAGAATGGAACAGATTGCACGACGGCAGCCGCCAACATCCGCACTGAACTTCGCGCGTCTTTGCCCGGCGTAAAGTTCTCGGTTCGATCTTCGCGCTTCTCGATGGGTGATAGCGTCGATATCGAGTGGACAGATGGCCCCAGTGTTTCAGAAGTTCGCGCGATTGTTGGCAAGTATCAAACCGGAAGATTCGACGGATCGACTGACTCTTATGACTACCGCTTGAATAACTTCCACAGGGCGCATGGTTCTACTAAGTTTGTGACGCTTCAACGCTATAGCAGCTCAACCGTACTCATCAATATCTGACACTCCTAGCCGCCTCCTGATCGAAAGGTCAGCCCGGCGGATTCGCTCGGCGCGCGTTGTGCCGAGTCAACATGAAAGGATCGAAGATGGAAGAAGTCATGACTGTGATCGAGAGTGTGTACGACAGGCTGCGCGCTGCGCAGGAAGAGAACGCCGAACTTCGCAAGAAGATCGCCGACTTGAAGGAACTATTCGAGGACATGAAGGGACATCGCGACGAGTGCTTCAAGCTGGCGCAAGATGCGATCCGCGCACACGATGAACTGCGCAAGAAGATCTCCGACTTCCTCGCCGGAGGTGCGGCATGAAAGATCAAGTCTTCATCGTCGAATGGTTCGGATTCACGGACGTCTTCGCCTCGAAGGAAGAGGCAGGCAAGGCCTACGAATCCGACAAGCTCGCCGCAGCGTGGTGCGAATCTCACGGATCATACGTCCCGGCGAACGATCCCAAAGTTCACCACATCGTCAAGTGGTCACGAGCCGCTGAGGATCTGCTGAAGAATATCAACCCGTGACTCGCGTCGATTCACGCTCGAAGGCGGCCTTGTCATTGCCGCCTAAGAGCCTGCATCGACGCGGGAGAATGGAATGACTTATGGACGATTCACTTATCAGGTACATCGAGAAGCGACTACTGCAAGACATCAAGAACGCGAAGGCCTTCTACGCCGATCAAGATCGTGTTGATCCGCGCATCGTTCGACATCCTGAAGATGTCATCGATCCGCGATCCGCGCCGCCGAGCTGCGCGGTGCTCGACGCCGAAGATGGACAGATCAATCTCATCGTCGAACAGTTGACGCGTGCGATCGGATCAAGCGGAGAGTCACGGCGGACGCATCTCCGAACTGCGCGCGTCTTACTTGCGATGATCGCGCCTAGAGACTAGAATCAACCGTGTGCCAATAGGTACACTACGCTCGGCATGATGCGCGGCGAGATGCCGCGATCGATCTTCGCGCGTCCTTCCATCCGCGCCCCCTTTCAGATCGCATGAAACACTGAGCGAGCAGAGCCCGGCCCCACGGCCGGGCTCTGTTGTTTTTGGTGGTGTATATTCGGAGCATGAAGACAACTACCTATGTCATCGGCGCGGCGGCAGTTCTCGCGATCGTCCTGAGCTTCAGCGGATGCTCCATGAAGAGCGTGTCCCCATTCTCCGGCAAGGAAGTCACGGCAGACCAGCTCGCCGCTGAAGCGAAAGTCGAAGAGGTCAAGATCAGCAAGGAAGCCGCGAGCGCGAAGGCCGAGGCCGAACGCAAGCTCGCCGAGCTTCAAGCCGCACAGCGCAAGGCGAAGTCGATCTTCGATCGCGCCGTTGCGAAGATCCAATCAGACGCCAAAGCGCAAGTCGATGTCATCGCAGGCGAGTACGAACAGTCGCAGATCGAGGCCGATAGGATCAGTGCGCAGATCCTGACTGAGACATCGGCGAAGATGGCCGCGCTCGACGCGCAGCGTGAAGCGAACATCGAGTCCGCCAAAGCCACACTCGCCGACATTGAAGCGAAGCAAGCCAAGTACGAAACCTTCCTCAGCGTCGGTCAAACGCTCGCCGGCGGACTTGGCCCCTACGGTGGCATCGCGTCAGGCTTGCTTGGACTCGGTGGCGTTCTCTTCGGAGTCTCGAAGCGCAAAGATGCGCAATCCGCACACGAGGCCGCTGGTCGAATCATCGACGCGATCGACGTGCTGAAGACCAAGCGACCCGAAGTAGCGGACGCGATGAAGGCCGAGGCCAAGTTACTCAGCGACTGGATGGGAACGGATGCGCTCAAGCTCGTCAACAAGGTACAGCAATCATGAACGAACAAAGCCTCACAGAGATGCTCATCGAGGTGCGCGACAGCGTGCGTGATATCAAGCATAATCAGGACTTGATACAACAAGCGCATCAACAGACGCACTCGGAAGTAGTGAGGCTGCGTCGTATCATCACAGGCGAGAGCGAACCCGAGCGCGGCTTAGTGCTGCGCGTCGATCGTCTCGAACAGCGGCAGGAGCGCTCGACGTTCTGGAGTCAGACCGCGATCGGCGCCGCGATCACTGCGATCATCGGCGCGATGCTCGCGGCGATAGGGGTGAAGCCATGAATAACGACACGCGCCACACGGAAGACGGCGCGCATCTCCCAAGTGCGTCGGGAGGGGATCGCTTCAACGCGATCGACCCGGCTGATCCAAAGGATCAAGCACTGGTGAGGCAAGCCGTGAAGCGATGGCCTAAGCGGTGGCGCGGCTTGGACGATGCGAAGAAAGATAAGTTCGTCGAAGGACTCGAAGAGGCGCACGATACGGCGCGCGCGATCATGAAAGGCGCGATCGATGCGAAGGATCAGCTGGACGCGGCGGGCCTGGTGCTTAGTGCGGTGAAGACTGCCGCGATCATCGAAGCGCAGAATCAAGCCGACGAACATCTCGAAGATAAGAACGCGCGCCTCGATGCCGGCGCTCTGACCGATCGCGTCGAAACGCCGATCAAGTTCATCAAAGGCGTAGACGGCGACGCGCTGTAAGCTCCCGACATTGATCGCCAAGCTCCCGACATTGATCGCCAAGCTCCCTACTTTCGTCGTCGATTACAATCGACGCGGGAGGCCGCGATGAAGAATCCCGAAGAGTTCCGAGAAGTGCTACGCGAGTTGATCGAGGACGGCGCGATCATCGAGCATGACGGTAGGTTCTACGCTCGCGGCTTCGAGCCTGAAGAGGCGCGCAAACATCGACCCGATGAAGAGCGATACGAGATGATGGGCGGCCCGATGGATGGCGCGAAGATCGGACTCACGGCGAACTGCTCGCACGTGGTCTACTTCATCGGCACGCAGTGGGTGATCTACGTGCGCTACGGCGATCAGAATCGGATGATTCACATCGGGAACTGCGACACCGAGGAAGAGGCCGATAGGCTTATCGAAGATGACTGAGACGCTGAAAGAGTTCGAGCCAGCGGGCGCGCATTGCGAACTGTGGGGTGCGCGAGATCCGCGCATCTTGGTCGAAGGCCCGGCGGGTACGGGTAAGACTCGCAACGAGCTAGAGCGCATCAACGCGCTCTGTTGGAAGTATCCGAAGTCGCGGCATCTGATCTGCCGTAAGACTCGGGCGTCGATGTCGGAGTCAGTGCTCGTGACATGGGAACGCGACGTTCACGCCGATACGATGCATCTGTTCGGAACGGTGCGTCGATCGAACCGGGAATCCTACGTGTACCCAAACGGTTCGATAGTTGTGGTCGGTGGACTCGATAAGCCCGAGCGCACATACTCGGCGGAGTACGACACCGTCCATGTCTTCGAGTCGATCGAGACTACCGAGGATGAAGTGCAACAGCTGCTGCGTGCATTGCGATCGGGGAAGATGCCGTATCAACAGCTCGTATGTGATACGAATCCCGGCAGCGAGCGGCACTGGCTGAACATGCGCGCCAACTCTGGATGGTTCAGGCGCATCGTCACGCGACTCACGGACAATCCGCGCTTCTATCTTGGCGGCGACTGGACGCCGGACGGCAAGCAGTTCCTATCGAGCCTCGAAGCGTTGACGGGACATCGTCGGCTGCGACTCTTCGAGGGCAAGTGGTGTAGCACCGAGGGCCTTGTCTACAACGACTTCGACTCGGCGATGCACGTGATCGACAAGATGCCGAGCGGCTGGCAATCATGGCGCAAGTTCAGATCGATCGACTTCGGCTATGTCGATCCGTTCGTGTGTCAGTGGTGGGCGGACAGCGGCGAAGCGCTCTACCTCTATCGCGAGATCTACATGAGCGGTCGCATCGTCGAAGATCACGCCAAGCAGATCACTGAACTATCACGCGGCGAAGACTACGTCGCGACGGTCAGCGATCACGCCCGCGAAGATCGCGAGACGTTGCACCGTTACGGGGTCTACACAAGTCCGGCTGAGAAGGACATCGATCGCGGGTGCGATCTTGTGCGCTCGCGACTGCGCGTGCAGGCCAACGGAAAGCCGAAGCTGTACGTGCTTGCACAATCGCTCGCCGAACCCGATCGCAGGCTTGCAAACTCGAAGCGTCCGACATCGACGCGCGAAGAGTTCGACGCGTACATCTGGGAATCACGCCGCGACGGTCAGGCGAAAGAGCGGCCACTGGACCGGGACAATCATGGAATGGATGCGATGCGGTACGCTGTGTGCGCTGCCGAAGGCATCGGCATCTCACAACCGTACATCGGAGTAGTGGACACATGGGACTGATCGACAACCTCTTGAAGGCATTGCGCCGCGAACCCACGGACGTGGATCGCGACTACACGGCCTCGACGATTCGCACAGGCGACGAGGTCAACAACACGCAGTCGAGTCAGAACCCGAAGGACTTCACGCGGGTAGGCCGAGCCTTATCTGGCAGCGTCTACAACGCGGCGACGCTCGTAGCGCGTGAAGCGGCGAAGGGCGAGATGAAGTTGTATCGCCGAAAGTCCGGCATGCGAAGCTCGAAGGCGATGAACGCGAACAAGGCTGAGGACATCGAGCAAGTGACGGAACATCCCGTACTTGATCTATTGCAAGATCCTGATCCGAGCACTACCTATTGCGACTTCATGACGCTCGTCTACTGGTATCGCGAGGTGACTGGCAAGGCA